GCTCAACAGAAGCTAAACGAAAACGCTGCTGTAATGTCCCCACGTTATGCAACGGTTAACCCCGCTGCAAACGCTGGTCTTGTTGAAGGCATGAAAGGTCTGTTTAACCCAACGGATACCATCAGCAAGCAGTTCAAGAACGGCATGATGGGGACTGGCGTGTTGGGTTTTGACGAGATCAATATGTCTCAGTCGATCAAGCAGTTTACAACGGGTTCGCGCACTGCAACCGGCGGCACGACTTCGGCAGCGGTTACGGCAGAAGGCGCAACCACCATCGCCATCACCGGCGCTGGTGCTAACGCAACTGTCAAGATTGGCGACGTGTTCACCGTGGCTGACTGCTTTGCTGTGAACCCACAGACCCGTGAGTCAACTGGCTCTTTGTTCCAGTTTGTGGCTACTGCTGATGTGACTTTGAGTGGTGCAGGTGCTGGCAACATCACTGTTGCTCCAATTTACTCAGCAAGCAACGCTCTGGCAACCGTATTGACTTTGCCTGCAACTAGCAAAGCCGTGGTGTTTGTTGGTACTGCCTCAACTCAATACCCACAGAACTTGGTCTACCACAAGGACGCAATCACGTTTGCTACGGCTGACCTTTTGCTGCCGCAGGGTGTTGATATGGCTGCTCGCGCAGTGCATAACGGTATTTCGTTGCGTGTCGTGCGCCAGTACGACATCAACAACGACCGTCTGCCTTGCCGTATTGACGTTCTGTACGGTTTCAACACAATTCGTCCGCAGATGGCTTGTCGCGTCTGGGGTTAATTTAATTTAAGGAAATTATCATGGCTTTACCTAATGGCGCAGGTGGTTACCAAGTTGGTGCCGGTAACCTGAATGAAACAGTTCTAGGCGTACAAACTATCCCAGCAACCTTGACTGGCGACACTACGTTGACCGCTGATCAAGTGTCTTTTGGTTTGGTTGTATGCAACAAAGGTAGCGATGCTACATTGACCGTAACTCTGCCCACAGCAGCGTCGCTTGATGTGGCAATTCCTAACGCAAAAATTGGCTCATCTTTTGAGCTGACTATTTGCAACAACAACAACGCTGGCGCATCGTCTACCGTTCCTGTTACAACAGGCACTGGTATCACGATCTTTGGCTCGGTTACTGTGGGCCGTTTTAGCGCACACACATACCGTTTTGTGCGTACTGGTGACGCTGCTTACTCGGCATTTTTGTTGTAATTAATAGGGGCTTCGGCCCCTATTTTTCAAAGGATTAGAAAATGGGTAATACCAAATCAATTGGCGTTGCTTATAGCGATCAAGATATTGATGGCGGCACAATTGGCGCTGTTATTCCATCGACGATTGTTGGCACGACAATTTACGCTACCACTGAAATCGGCTACAGCGCAGCAGCCCAAGGTGCGGTTACGCAATTAACAGACAAGTCTACGGGTGTTACCCTAAACAAGTCTGCTGGTCGCATCACAATGAACAACGCAGCATTAGCTGGGGGTGCAGTGGCAACATTTACGTTGACCAACAGCACAATCTCCTCTAACGACACAATCATTGTGAATATCTCTAGTGTTACTACTGGTAGCACCGCTGCGGCTTACACTACTTATGTTTGCAGTATGACTGCTGGATCTGCGGTAATTGCATTGCGTAATTTGAGCGCAACTTCATATTCTGAAGCTGTCGTTATCAATTTTTCGGTACTTCACTGCTTGACTTAACAGGCGGGGCTTCGGCCCCTCCTTCTGAGGTTTACGATGGCAACATATTCGGCTGGCGATCAGATCAACCGCGCCCTGCGTTTGTTGGGGGTTCTGGCAGAAGGTGAAACCACCTCAGCGTCTGTGTCGCAAGATTCATTGATGGCAATGAATCAGATGATTGATAGTTGGAACACTGAGCGGTTGTCGGTGTTCTCAACCATAGACCAGATCGTTAATTGGCCTGTCGGTTCAATCAACGCTACGCTAGGCCCGTCAGGGTCTTTGGTACGTCTAAACGGTACTGCGGTTCGTCCCATTCTGGTTGACGACGCAACGTATTTCCGCGACCCGCAGACCAATGTGTCTTACGGGATTAAGCTTATCAATCAGCAGCAGTACAACGGGATTGCGGTCAAAACCGTAACGTCTACCTACCCGCAGGTCATGTTTGTAAACATGACCTACCCTGACGTTGACATTTTTATTTACCCAAAGCCCACGCGCCTGTTGGAATTTCATTTTATTAGCGTTCAAGAGTTGGCCGAACCGGCAACGCTGGCTACTGTTCTAGCGTTCCCTCCAGGATACTTGCGGGCATTTACCTACAACTTGGCTATGGAGATTGCGCCTGAGTTTGGCGTTGAACCATCGCCGCAGGTGCAGCGGATTGCCATGACCAGCAAGCGCAACCTCAAGCGCATCAACAACCCTGACGATGTAATGTCGATGCCTTACGCAATCGTTGCGACGCGGCAGCGGTTCAACGTGTACGCTGGGAATTATTGATGAAAACTCCCATTCTGGGGTCGGCCTATGTTGCTCGGTCGGTCAACGCCGCCGACAACAGAATGGTGAACTTGTTCCCAGAAATTGTGCCGGAAGCGGGTAAGGAACCAGCATTTTTGAATCGAGCGCCAGGGCTAAAGTTCTTGGCAACAATTGGCACTGGGCCAATCAGGGGCCTGTGGGCGTTCTCGTCCAGCGACAGCACGGCCTTTGTGGTGTCTGGCACAGAGTTGTACAAGATTAATACTTCGTATGCGCCCACGTTGCTTGGCACGGTGGCAGGTACTGGCCCAGTCAGCTTGGCTGACAACGGTACGCAGTTGTTTATTGCGGCTAATGGCCCTAGCTACATCTACAACAACACCACCAACGCCTTTGGGCAAATCACCGATCCTGATTTTCCCGGCGCTGTAACCGTCTGCTATTTGGACGGCTATTTTGTGTTCAACGAGCCAAACAGCCAAAAAATGTGGGTTACCGCTCTGTTGGATGGTACGTCTATTGACCCGCTGGAGTTTGCAAGTACCGAAGGCTCGCCAGATGGATTGGTTGCTGTAGCGTCAAATTTCCGCGAAGTCTGGGCGTTTGGCACTAACTCAATTGAAGTCTGGTACGACTCTGGCGCGACCGATTACCCTTTGCAACGCATCCAAGGCGCATTTAACGAACTGGGTTGTGCCGCGCCGTATTCTGTTGCCAAGATGGATAACGGGATGTTCTGGCTTGGGCGCGACCGGCGCGGTCAGGGCATGGTTTACCGTGCCAACGGCTACACCGGCCAGCGGATCTCAACCCATGCGATTGAATGGCAGATCCAGCAGTATGGCAACATCTCTGACGCGATTGCCTACACGTATCAGCAGGACGGTCATTCTTTTTATGTGTTGACGTTCCCAACCGGCAACGCTACGTGGGTATACGACGCGGCGACGGAAGCGTGGCATGAGCGGGCTGGTTGGGTAAACGGTGATTTTACCCGTCATCGCAGCAACTGCCAGATGGCGTTTAACAATCAGATTGTTGTTGGCGACTTTGAGAACGGCAACATTTACGCTTTTGATCTAGATGTGTACGCCGACAACGGCAACATCCAGAAGTGGTTGCGGTCTTGGCGGGCGCTGCCAACTGGTCAGAATAACCTAAAACGTACAGCGCACCATAGCCTACAACTTGATTGCGAGTCTGGCGTTGGGCTAAACGGCTTTGTTGTAAACGAAGACATTTACCTACAAACGGAAGATGACGATTATTTGATTACTGAGAGCGATGATTACTTAATCGCAGAACAACAAGCAATCGCTACGCAGGGCGCTGACCCGCAAGTTATGCTGCGCTGGTCAGATGACGGCGGCCACACGTACTCAAACGAACATTGGTCACCAGTTGGCAAGATTGGCGTCTACCAACACCGCGTGTTTTGGCGGCGGTTGGGAATGACCCTAAAATTGCGCGATCGGGTTTACGAAGTTTCTGGGACCGATCCGGTCAAGACGGTGATCATGGGCGCAGAGTTAATCTTGAGCGGCACAAATGCCTAATATTACGCCGATCACCCCGCCACGGGTGCCGCTGGTTGATTCCCGTACGGGGCTTATTGATCGCGCTTGGTATTTGTTCTTTCTGTCGTTAAACAACGCGGCTGCAGAAGTCTATGATAACCCTGCCGTTGGACCTAGCCCAGAGACATTGATTGCGTCTTACGATGCTGAGCTTCAAGAGTTAACGCAGAACGTAGATACGCAACAATCGCCGGTGGCTTTGCTGCCTCAGATTGCGGAGTTACAAAAGCAGATTGATGGGTTGCAGGTTCAACCGATTGTGGATGTTGGCGCTATCAACTTGGCTCTTGCTGCTTCGTCTAGCGCACCAGTAACGTATACGGCAGACTTTTCTGTTGCGGCTACAGATGTATGGATCATCAACAACAAGTCTGGCTCGTCTTGCACCGCCACGCTGCCCGCCGCGTCTGGCTATTTAGGCCGAGTTTTGTATTTTCAGAACTACCAAGCGCAGACGCTGATCTCGGCGTCGAGCAACGTAGTGGCAATCGGTGGTGGTGCTGCTGGCACTTCAATCCTGCTGGCAAGCGCGGGCGATCAATGTACGCTTGTTTCTAACGGAACAAACTGGATAATGATGCAATATGTACCTAACAATATTCTGCTTCTGGAGTAACTGATGGTTACCGTTAAAGTCCTAGTCCCGGCAAAGTTTGCCGAAAACACGCAAACGACCCAGTACACCGCGACTGGCGTCACCGCGATCATTGACAAGTTTACAGCGACCAACATCAGCGCGTCTGCTGCTACAATTTCTGTCAACTTGGTCACAGTGGCCGGATCTGCCGGAAACACCAACTTGATCACCAAAACCAAGACGCTTGCCGCGTCTGAGGTTTATACGTTCCCAGAGTTGGTTGGGCAAGTTCTAGGTGTTGGCGACTTTATCAGTACAATTGCAGGTACGGCCAGCGCGATCAACATCCGAGTTTCTGGGCGGGAAGTGACTTGATTGAACATTATTTCAGTTCTGGGGTCTACGCCAAAGAATCGCGCATACCGGCTGATCATGTTTTGGTTCAGCATTCCCATAAACATGACCACCTATCCATCTTGGCTAGTGGGTCTGTAGAAGTTGTGGTGGATGGAAAAACATTGGTTATAAACGCGCCCGCGTGTTTTACAATTGAAGCCAACAAGCATCACGGCGTTAAAACTTTGACTGACGCAGTTTGGTACTGCATCCACGCTACAGATTGCACGGACGAGAACGAAATTGACGACACTCTGATTCAACCAGCAAACATGGCAGAGTTTGCAAATGTTATGCAAATTCTAAAAAAGGAGCATTGAGATGCCTTGGATGATAGCCGTAGCCACTCTTGGCGCAGGATATTTAGGCTCTAGATCGGCCAGCAGGGCTGCCGATGTACAAGCGCAAGCCACTCAATCGGCGCAAGATGCTCAAGAGCGAATGTTTGAGCGTCAGGTTGAGTTGCAAGAACCGTTTCGCAAGGCTGGCGAAACCGCTCTTAATAAACTTATTCCGCTTAGTGACTACACCAAGTTTGGCATGGATCAGTTTACGCAAGATCCTGGCTATGGGTTTCGATTGTCAGAAGGCATGAAAGCGTTAGACCGCACCGCCGCACAACGAGGTGGCTTGCTATCGGGCGCCACGCTTAAAGCAGCGCAACGCTACGGTCAGGAAATGGGTTCTCAAGAGTATATGAATGCGTTCAACCGATATCAGACCGAGCGAGCAGCCCAACTTAACCCATTGCAATCGTTGGCTGGAGTGGGTCAAACCGCAGCAGGTACGTTAACCAACGCATATGGCGCTTACGGTGCGCAGATGGGTCAGAATCTGCAAGACATCGGATCTGCTCGCGCCTCTGGTTATCTTGGTCAATCAAACGCTTTGAATCAAGCACTTGGTCAAGCTGGTCAAATGTACCAGTACGGGCAGCGCACAAATGCGTTGGCTGATTTCTACGGCAGGACTCCAGCGCCAATTGAAAATAGGTAATTGACATGGCACTCCGACCTCTCGACCCGTCAATCGTCAACGCTTACCAAGCGCCCAAGTTCAATATGCCAGATCCTTTGCAGGATGTGGCGGCTATGGAACAGATTAAGTCTGGGCGCGTTTCGCGGCAGTTTCAAGAACAGCAGTTAGCGCAACTGCAACGCGATTCGACTGCGTTAGACGAAATGCGAAAGTTTATTGCATCAAAAGGTGGCCCAGAAAATCTTGATGTCGCCGCTGACGCAATGATTAATACCGGTATTCCTAATGTTATGGATGCCGGAATTAAAATAAAACAAAAACTTAATTTTCAAAAGAATTTTAATCTTGCTATGGGCGGCGGTACTCCCGCGCCCGCTCAACCCGCGCCTGTAACCACCACCGCGCCAATTCAAGGGCCGGTAATGTCGGTGGAAAATTTGAGCGGTGGTGGTACTGGCGTCAAGATGCGCTCCAACTTGCCAGAGCAAGCGCCAGCACCCGCGTCTACAAACGCGCTTATGCCATCTGGATTTCCGACCAATTTTGGCGAAAACACAATGGCTCAACTTAGACAACTTGAGCGCCAGCGAGACGGGCTAAGTATGCTTGCGGCAGAAAACCCGCAAATTACTCCTATGGTTGCGGAACTGTCGCGCCAGATTGCCGAACTACGCAGACCTCAAACATTTAGTCCCGGCCAAACAGTTTATGTGCCGGGGCAAGCACCATTTACGTTGCCAGAAAAATCAGCAGAACAACCAACTTTAGTAAAAGAATTTCTTTTTGCAAAAAGTCCTGAAGGCGGAAGTTTCAAAGGAACCATTCAAGACTTTAGGGTTGCTATGGCTGCTGCTGGCAGAACTCCTGCGCAGCCTTTGGCTCCTGTTGCGACGTTTGATAAAATTCTTGGACAAAATATTTACGCAACGCGAGAAGAAATACTTAAAAATCCAACAAGATTTTTGCCGCCATCAGAAAAGCCTGAACAAATCAAAGCGGGTGAATTGCGGGATGAATTCAATGCTCTGACTAAAGATTTTAGGGCGGTACAAGACGCCCACACCAAGATCACTACAACAGCACCAACTGGCGCTGGTGATATGTCGTTGCTTTACAACTACGTCAAACTTCTTGACCCAACTTCTGTTGTGCGTGAAAGCGAATTTGCTGCTGCTGCTGCGTCTGGATCGTTTGGTGAGCGAGTTCAAACCGCTGTTAACAAAGTGATGACTGGTCAGCGTCTTAGCACAGATTTAAGAAAAGATTTTATTACTGAAGCAAACAATCTTTACAAAGCCCAAAAAGTAGGTGCAGACCGCATCAAAGATCAATACACCAACATGGCAAAACGTGCCAAGTTAAACCCAGAAGATGTAATTGTTGATTATGCTGCTTCTCCTGTTTCGGCAGGAATTACATCAAACATACCTCAAGCCGCTATAGATTTTTTGAGGCAAGGTCGCGGCACAAAAGAACAATTTGACGCTCAATTCGGCCCCGGTTCGGCTAAAAGAGTTTTGGGGAATTAAATGGCTGAAAATCCGTTTGCCCAATTTGTTAAGCAACCCAATCCTTTTGCCCAGTTTGTCACGCCTAAAGCAACTCCAGCGGACATCCCTGGCGCTGTAGAACAGCCAGCACTTGTTCAAGAACCATCTTTTTTTGAAAGAGTAGGTGCTGCCCCAGAAACGGCAGCAAGAATGATTTATGGTGGCTTGACTAGCCTAGCCGCAGCGCCGATTGGTTTGGGCGCTGAAATATTGACGGGTACTCCCAAAGAGCAGGTTGCCCGTAAAGTCACGGCGTTGGGTAGCAACGTACCTATCAGTCCTGCCGCACAAGCCAATCTTCAAGCACTTGGCACGTTAACGTCTGGCCTTCCAGCGTTTGTACCTGCCATTGGTCAATCAGGACAAGTTGCACAAAGCGTCAACGCGCTTGCTGCTCGAGCTGCTCCAGCAGCACAACGTGTAGCCCAAACAGTACAGAACGCTCTGGTACGGACGCTAGAACCACAAATGGCTGGTGGTGGTGCTGCGTTGACGCAAGAAGCGTTGCTGCGTGCAGAACGCGCCCAACGTCAAGGCGTTCCGTTGACCAAAGGGGAGCAAACCCAAAGTTTGGCGCAACAGCAACTTGAGCAAGATTTGCTCAAGTCAAACAAGCCTCAGTTGGTAGCCCCTCTTACCAACCTCAAGCAGCAACAGCAAGAAGCAATCGGTAGGCAGTTTCAAAAACTGACCGAAGCTACAGGCTCAACCGTAGCTGATGTTGACCCAATCTATCTGCGAGATGTTGGCAAAATTGTTGATGCCCCGTTGATGGCAGAGTACCAAAAATCAATCAACAATTATCGTAGTAAATACAACGCGGCAGATAACGCTGGCGAGACGCTACAAGAGGTTCCTTACCAGAGTCTTGTTGATTACATAAACAAGCAAACGCCTACGACCAGAACCTCACTTGCCCCAATTTTGCAAGATACGCTTGAGCAACTTAGGATTAATGACCCAGACGGAACTGGAAACATTTCTATTCGGGCGCTTGAGGATGTCTACCAAAACATTGGTAAAAAAGCGCAGCCAGGAACGCCGAATTCAACTTACGGAAAAGACCTCAAAGGTTTGATTGACGAAACAACCGAAGGTGCAGGTGGAGATCTGTACAAGGAAGCCCGCGCAGCTCGCCGTCAGTTTGCCAAAGAGTTTGAAGACGTTGCCGCCGTTGCCAAACTGGTTGGTAGCAAAGGCGAGGATCGTCTTGTACGGTTGTCCAACGTGTTTGATAACGTGGTGCTTGGTAGTTCAAAGGAAGACGTTCAGCACATCACCTCTTTGCTTAAACGTGCTGGCCAAGAAGGTCAACAGGCAATCAATGAACTGAAAGGCCAGACTGTCCAATGGCTCAAAGGTCAGGCAACCGGCGTTAATGGTGTTACCAAGTTTGACAACTTCCGCAAGGCGGTTGATAAGTTGGAGCGTGAGGACAAACTGACCGAGTTGTTTGGAAAAGATGGCCGAGAGCAGATTCTTGATCTGCGAGATACAGTTAAAGACGCAATGGTCAAACAACCAGGTGCTGTAAACTATTCCAACACCGCTAGCGCACTTATGCGTGGTCTTGAAAATATTGCTTTACGGGTCCCTGGCGCTAAAACAGTTGCAGAATTGCGCCAAGACTACAAAACCAAAAAACAAGCCAAAGAAGCCGCAACATTTAACGCTCTTGCCCCCTCAAACCAAAACAAATTGGTGCCCTGATGGTTACATTATCTGAAGTTGATCACAAGATTGACGCCCACGTAGATGTCTGCGCCGTAAGGTACGAAGGCATTGAAAAGGAAACCAAGGGTATCCACGCTCGGATTAAGCGGTTAGAACAGATCCTAGTCACTGGGTGCGGTGCAATTATTTTTCTGCTGCTGACCATACTGACCAGAGGTCATTAAACGGTAATCGTCAGTTCGTAAGATAAGACTCCTTTTCTTGGAGCCTGACATGAAAGACGACATCCTTGCCGCGATCAATGACTCTGAGCCAGTTGACGCCCTGAACGCTTTGTTCTCGGTCGCCTTCTTGGTTGCTAAAGCATCAAACATCAACGAGTTCACCCTGTCTTCGCTTTTCTCTTCAACCGCTGACGCTCTCTTCCAAGCCCATGCTGAAGAAGAAGACGAAGAAGAAGTTGAAGCAGAAGAGTTTGACGAACAGACCGACGAGTAATGATCTGGCCCCCCGATAACCTCGGGGGGTCACCCAACCGCAACAAAACTGTGGTATTTGCTGTGGTTCTTCTACAAGGATGAAGAATCATGAAAATGAAAATCACAGACGAAGAGTTTTTGCGGTTATGGGACGAGCACAAATCACCACTAAAAGTAGCTAAGGCAACTGGCCTTTCTGAACGTCGCGTCCACACTCGGCGGCGTGCGTTAGAAAGTAAGTTAAATATAAATTTATCAAGTGGAAAACCAGTCCACATTCAAAAAGCCAGACACGAAGCTGGCCTGACTGATGGCATCGCCATCATTTTCTCTGACGCACACTTCTGGCCTGGCATCCGAACAACTGCCTTCAAGGGCTTGTTATGGGCGATAAACGAACTTAAACCGCACGTCGTAGTAGCCAACGGCGATATTTTTGACGGAAGTTCGATCAGCAGACACGCCAGAATAAATTGGAGCGCGGTTCCAAACGTGAAGCAGGAACTGCAAGCGTGTCAGGAAGCACTTAAAGAGATCGAAGACGCCTGCGAGAAGGCCCGCCATCACACGCAACTGATCTGGCCGCTAGGTAACCATGACTCTCGCTTTGAGTCGCGCCTGTCCGAAGCTGCACCACAATTTGAGGGGGTTGGCGGCACGGCGCTAAAGGACCATTTCCCCAAGTGGCATCCTTGCTGGTCTTGTTGGTTGTCGGATAACGTAGTTATTAAACATCGCTATAAGAGCGGCGTTCACGCCACCCACAACAATACCGTAAATTCTGGGGTTACAACTATCACAGGCCATCTACACAGCCTCAAGGTCACGCCGTTTGGGGACTACCGGGGAAACCGCTTCGGGGTTGACACCGGATGTTTGGCAGATATAGACGGGCCGCAATTTATCGACTACCTTGAAGACGGTCCGGTCAACTGGCGCAGTGGGTTTGCGGTGATAACCATGAAAGACAGCAAACCGCTCTGGCCTGAGTTGGTCAGCAAACACGCTGAGGGTATCATTGACTTCCGTGGTCAACTTATTGATGTGAGTGAGTATTAATGGAAATCGCAGAGCTTTTTCTGAAGGCATGGCCGATACTGCTCGGTCTGGTGACGCTCATCATCGTGTTGTCTAAGTTGGACCTGCGAGTAGCAGTTCTTGAGGAAAAAGTCAAGTCCGCATTTGAGATCATCAACAAGATGAAGGACAGGCAGTGAGCGAAAAACTTGAAGCCAAGAGTCAGCTAATCGAAAAGACTGCGTTTGCGGTTCTGCCGATTTTGTTTACCTGCGTGGTGTACCTGATGTCAGCGTTGGACAAACTCACGCATGAGGTTACTGTACTTAACGCCAAGATTAGTCTTGTTGTTACATCTGACAACAAACAAGCCGTGAACTCCGGTGCGGAACTAGCAAGGGAAAAACTGCGGCAAGAGCTTGAGAAAGAGATTCAACGCAACCGTGACATGATTCACGATAATCAGAAGCACATCAGTATCATCGAAGACAGAATGGCGAGGAAATAATGGCTGATTTCAATCCCGCATTTGACAAGATGATCGTCGATGAAGGCGGTTATATTTTACACACTGTTCCGGGTGATACCGGGGGAATGACTTATGCAGGAATTGCACGCAACCCAAACCCGCACTGGCCGGGATGGAACCTGATTGACAACGGCGCTATTGACAATCCGCTCCTCACTGGGATGGTTCGCAACTTTTATAAAGTTGAGTTTTGGGATCGTGTACGAGGGGATGAAATTACGCAGCAAGTTGTTGCAGAAAACATCTTCAATTTCGGCGTAAACACCGGCATCAAAGTCGCGGTGAAGCTCGCGCAGTTGATTGTGGGCGCTACCCCAGATGGCTCAGTCGGCGATGTGACCCTGCAAAAGTTCAACAATGTTGAATCCGAGTCGTTCAGAAAATCCTACGCGCTGGCGAAGATCACGCGCTACGCTGACATCTGCAATAAAAATCGTACCCAGTCTAAGTTTCTTCTTGGCTGGATTCAAAGAACCTTACGGGGCTTGAAGTGAAAGATTTGACGCAAACGTACATCAAAGAATGTCTTGATTACAATCCAGAAACGGGAGCGTTTTTTTGGAAAGTGCGACCCCTAGCTCATTTTAAGAGCGAACGGCGTCAAAGAGTGTTTAATAGTGTGTACCCGGGGAAACCGTGCGGTCATTTGAGCGAAGAAGGTTATTTGGTTATTAGGCTTAGCGGTTTTTTATACAAAGCCCACCGGCTTGCGTGGTTGTACATTCACGGCAATATGCCAACCGAATGGCTTGACCACATCAATCGAAATCGGTCAGACAACAGAATTGTCAATCTTAGGCTGGCGTCAGCGGAACTAAACGCCCAGAATGCTTCAGTTCGTAGTGACAACACAAGTGGTGTTCAGGGCGTGTCTTGGCACAAAGCCTCAAAAAAATGGGTTGTGCAGATTAGTAAACAAGGCAAGCCCACTCATGTTGGGTTATTTGATTCAATCAAAGACGCAGTAGCAGCGAGAGCGCAAGCTGAACGTGCGCGAACGGAGAATGTCTGATGGACTTGCTCGGTATTGGATCAATTATTGAAGGGGTCGGAAAAGTTGCGGGGGATTTGTACACAACCGACAAAGAACGCTTGGAAATGGCGTTGGAGGAGCGCAAACTCGACCTTGAGGAAAAGCGCATCGACCAAGCGACCGATCTCGCCCAAGTGGACATCAATAAAATTGAAGCTGCAAGCACTAGCGTATTTGTCTCTGGCTGGCGTCCTGCTGTCGGTTGGGTTGGCGTTGCTGGCCTAGCCTATCAGTTTCTTGGCTATCCTCTGATGCAATGGGTATGGGCGTTTGGGCAGGGCGTAGACATTATCCCGAAGGGCCTACCCCCGCCGCCAGATCTTCAGGTTGAGCAGTTGATGACGTTACTCGCCGGTCTGCTTGGTTTCGGTGGGATGCGTAGCTTCGAAAAGTACAGGGGTGTCGCGGCGAAGTAGGTCGCGGTAAGCGTTAATCGCCGCTTTTAAGTCGGCGTTTAACGCCTCAATCTCCGCATTCAGCAGCGCCAGCCGCTGGTTTGCTTCTACTGCAAATTTGACAAGGTTGTCATACTGCCACGTTTCAAAATTAGCCATGAAATTCCTTTCTAGGTAAGTTTCTAAGGATATACGAGTACTCTGGCTCTACCGAAGGAGGGCCGATGTTAAACACAAAATACCTTCTGTTTTCTTCTCCAACTTCACGTTTGGAGACAGAACCGTTGGCGCACAAACGGTTCAGTATCCCAAACAACGCCTTGGGCGTTACACCTGGCACTTTCATTTCTTTCCTTGCCATCTCTCCGTGTTCGCTTAAATAATCAAGAACCTTCTGTTGGCTCATATTTACCTCAAAATAGTGCGTCTGGTACGTTAGATAGATTCAGCTTGGGTTTGCGCTGGCGTTTTATTTTTTGGACAATGTGTGGGTATGGCGGGGGATGCCAGACCCAACGGACTACCTTGCCTTCGTCGTCAAGGATTCCGTATCTAGCCACCGTTCTTCTCCTTGAGCTTGGCTTCTACATCTTTAACTAATTCAATCAAAGCCGGGGCGTCTTCGTAACTAGGCCACCAGCTAGGCAGGGATTTAATTTCCTCAATCGTCAGCCCGACCCACTGACGCTGTTCGATGTATTGACGCAACTCTTCAATCTCTTCTTGCAGTCGCTGCTCAATCATTCTGTACGAAATCATTCCAGTCTGATGGTCTGGATGTGTTTCGCATCGTTCATAAAAGTCTTTGATGTCTTCGTACTTCATGCTATCTTGTCCTTGAATCCGCTTGTGTGTAATCGCTTAAAGCAAGCCTCGCACTTCCACCGATAGCCCTTACCGCTTGATAACGGGACTTTGTGTGTTGCAGGATTGACCCTGCATTGCTGGCAGTTAGGTTTCACTTCCACGATCCACCCCGCGCGGTCATTTGACCAGCCAAAAACGCAGCCTTGTACGCACCGTCATTGGTGTTGGCACGCATTAGCTGTTCTTTAAGGTGGTTAATCTCAACTTGCGATTGTTTGGTTGCTTCCTCCCAAGCCGCTTCCCAGGCCTCCCACATAGGTGCTTCCCTTGGGTCATAACTACCAGCGGGAGCGGTCTTTTGAATTACAGACCACCACTTGCGCCATGCTTCTGCTTTGTTCATAGCCGTGCCTTTATCAAGATTTTAAGTTCTGCGCTGCTAAACACCCGATCTTTACCTTGGAAGATAATCTTCTCTGTCCACGGCCTTGACCATAGGCATTGAAGCTCTGGGTCCGCACGGGAGTTAAGCAACTCCTCGGTTGTGTACGTAACCATACCCAATCCAACCCATTTGTGAGGTTCGATAAAGTGTGGAACAACAATCTGCTCGCTGTTGGGTAGCCTAAACACAGGCTCCAATGCGTAGTCAGCAAAACGCTGAACCATCTCAGCAATGCTGAAGTTAACTTTAAATTCTGGTTTTTGTTTCTTGGTCATTTCTGCTCTCCGATTTTGGTTTTGGCATCGTCAAACCCGTATCCCACAATGACCCGATGCCCGCAGCCTTGTAGGTAATCAATCCAATCTTTTTGTTCTGGTCTTAACACACCTCCTTTCTGACGTTTCATTTCAATCCACAAACCCCAAGACGGCACAAACAAGTCAGGAACCCCGGCGCTAACGCCTTCGGCCTTCAACCTACTTGCCACGCTAATGCTGCGCTTTTCCCCGTTTGGAATGGCAAAAATCCGCACGTCTGGGTACGTTTGCCGAAACCAGCGCACCAGTTCACGTTGCTCTTCATGCTCGGTTGGCATCACCATTTTCTGCTTACCACTCTGTAGAATTTTCCATCGCGTTTGTACTCAATGGATACTGGGGAAAACCCTTGGTTCATCTGCGCCACCACATAATCAACCGCGTCTGACTCAGCCACTTCGTTGATCTGATTTAGTACCGCCTGGGCCTTGTTAGCGATGTAGTACAGCGTACCCAACGCCTTCTCACCGGCAAAACCAGAATGCAGTATCGGCAGGTATTCGGTGATAGGGGTATCGCTCAGGCCACCGTAGTAAGTGATTGACACCATTAGCTTGCCGCTGGCTTGGCTAACGTGCCGCCGCCACGACCAGTCGGTGACCGCCATCTCGGTACCGCTGTCGCCCATAATGTCGTCATGCTGTAACTTCAACCTTTTAGGCTCAACAGCGGGAAAATCCGTTCCGCAGGCGGGGCATACGCGCACCGCCAACGCACAGATCTCGTTGCAGTTGTCGCATATTTTGATTGGTGCAACGCCATCGCCAGAACCTCCCTTTTTGGGAGCTTGCACATTGGTGATCGGACCATGCGTTGCCACAACCTTGGCAAAGTCCAGAACCAAACAATGATCGGTATGGCTCTTGGGGCGCATCCCTCGACCGGCCATCTGGATGTACAGACCAGGGGACATCGTTGGCCGCAGCATGGCAATCAGGTCAATGTCTGGGTAGTCAAACCCTGTGGTCAGCACGTTGGCGTTGGTTAACGCCTTGATCTTGCCGGTCTTGAACTCTTCAATAATCTTCTCGCGCTCTTTCTTGGGCGTGTCGCCGGTCACGCACTTAGACGGTATGCCCCAGTAGTTCAAGATCTCACAGACGTTTTCGGCGTGAGATACACCCGTGCAGAAAAACAACCAATGCTGCCGATCTTCAGCCAAGGCGATTACTTCGCTAACAACTCGGACATTCTGGTCTTTAGTGTTGACCGCCTTCTGCAACTCGCCTTCAACAAACTCGCCACCGCGTTTGGCAACGCCGGTAGTGTCTAACGCGGTTGCCGTCACCTTAGAACGCAGCGGGGCCAGATGCTTTTTGAAGATCAACTCTTCAACCGTCACCGGAGCGATCAAGGCGTTAAAGATCGCCGGCTCATCTGTGATCATGCCGTGACCTAGCCGATACGGTGTGGCGGTCAGGCCAATGACACGCAGGTTAGGGTTGATGCGTTGAAGCTGGCGTAGCAGATCACGATAGCCGCCCGTGTCCTTGTGATTGACCAAATGGCACTCGTCAATGATCACCAGATCAACGTGGTCAATCTGCGCTGCCTTGTCCCGCACCGACTGAATGCCGGCAAACGTGATCGGCTGGTGTAACTCACGCCGCCCAATCCCTGCACTATAAATACCAAGCGGGGCGTCCGGCCAATGTACGTACATCTTTTCGGCGTTTTGCTCAATCAATTCTTTAACGTGGGTCAGCATCAACACCCGCGTCTCAGGCCACTTAGTAAGCGCGTCTTCGCAGATAGCGGCAACGATGTGGCTCTTGCCTGAGCCTGTTGGCAATACCAGACAAGGGTTTCCCGCATAGCCAGCAAGAAACCAAGCGTACAGATCGTCTATGGCCCGCTGCTGGTAGTCACGCAGGATCATTTAAGAGCCTCCATGCTGTTGCTGCCACTGCTGGTACTTGTCCATTGCCAATGGATTTAAGTCTGTCCACCCTGGAGGCCAACCCATCATCCACTCGGAAAAACTTTCCGGCAAAGGATTTCCAGTCATCAACTGATACGAGGCTGACAGCTTCGCCCCAAACTCTGTGCCTGTAGTCTGGCTGATCCTTACGAACCTCTGGTTTTTGTAGTGAACCGTGTTGGACTTCCCGCCCTTGCAATCTGATGCCACGGGAGTTGGCCAGAATCCAGATCCTGTCGCGTCTGTGGGGGGGCGCCGCACTCTGCTGCTGATACAACACCCCATCTTGCATCAAACCCCATTTCGGACAGGTCTCCGAGAACTCGGTGTAATCCTCTAGAAGTGAGCATTGGGGAGTTTTCCACATAAACGTAACGGGGTCGAACCTCGCCAACAACTCTAGCCATGTGTGACCACATTCCGGATCTTTCTCCTTCCAGGCCGTCTCCACCTCCTGCTGCTGAGATGTCCTGACAGGGAAATCCTCCAGATATGACGTCAACACGTCCTGCCCAAGGCTTTCCGTCAAAGGTTTGAACGTCATCCCAAATCGGGAAAGGCGGGAGAATGCCGTCATTTTGTCGGGCGGCAAGTACGCAAGCTGCGTAGGGTTCCCATTCGACTGCACAGACTGTGCGCCATCCGAGGAGGTGGCCGCCGAGTATTCCTCCACCAGCGCCCGCGAATAAAGCCAACTCATTCATCCCACCACTCGAGCATCAAACATCTTACGAAACTCAATCATCCCTTCGTCAGACTCAGCACAAGCAGTAGCGTTAGCAACCAACTCCTTAGAACCGTACACACCGTCCCCTGGCTCGCCGTTGACCACTTCTTTGCCTTTGATGACGTAGATTGCCTGCCACTGGTCGCCGGCTTCCTTGAGCTGCCACGGGACCATATTGGGATGCAGGACATGGCTACCGCAACCCTCACGCTGCCACTCAACGGGTATCTCATTACCAGCGTGGCGCTCGCAGATCCACTTGGAATCCTCGGTCGCCGTGCTATGGGCGCAGGTGCGGCAGTTGACCTCTTTGGTTAAACGGTCGCCGTGGCAGAACTCATGCGCTGGACACCACTTGCATTGATACCAGCTAGGGTCTGCGCTCAAAGGCTCGGGCATTCGGTCTGACAATGCAATCCGCTTACCACGGGCTATTGCGTTTTCGGCGACGCCTTTGTCGTACTCCACCCGCTCGGTGTAGAGTCTGTCGTCATCTTTGCAGACAGCCACATACAACGCGCGGTCAATACCAGTGCCATGCATATAAGACTGCATTTGCACAAAGTGATCAAACTTGGCACGTTCCACGCCCTTGTCTTCGACTTGTTCAAACGATTTTTTGTTGTGGGTTTTGTACTCACAAACGTGTTTCTTCTGTGGCGCTCCCGGCACTCCAGATATTGCGATGTCATCTATGCTCCCGCTAATGTGGCAACCAAAGTCCACCCGTTCTTGCGTTACCCCTGGCTTAAACTGGATGCCGATGGCTTGTAAATCGTCCTTGATCGTGGCTTCTTCATTCTGGCCGCGCCGAAACATACGCAACACGCGACCTTCAAACTTACTTGCCACCGCCCAGCGGAACGACAGCCATAGCCAACGGTCACAAGGGTGACCGAGTTGGCTTGCACCAAGATGTGCCCTTGGCTTCTCTGGCTTGTCTGCGTGGTGTTGGTCAATTAGCTCGGGAATGCTATATTGAGCGTCAGGGATTTTCATTTCGTGCTCTCTCCTTGGTATCTTTGCCCCGGCACTCCACCGGGGCATTTTTTTGCCTGTTACTTCTTAGCCCACGGTGGCGCGGCTTTTACACCGGCAGCGGGAACTGATTGCGCAGCCTTCGGTGCAGGTGCAGCACCGCCAGACAACGACTTAAACCCCTTAACCTCGTTGCTATTGCCGTATTGCTCTGAAATCCGAATATCCAACTTGATTGACAAGTTGCCGCCGATCATCTGGTCCGTATCCTTGAGCGAAGTCAGGCCAATCGCCCGCATGATCTCGCCCAACTGTTGTCGCCCGATCTCCTCGGCCTTCGGGTTGGGGTTGCGTACGTTCAAGTTACCAAACACCACGCGCCCTTGGTGCGTCGGGCCTTGGATGTCGTAGCGGATCTTGATGTACTTGCCATTACCCATCTTTGTAGGCATCACTTCTGCGTTGGAGATTGTTGCGGTGTACCAGCCCTGTGGCAGGGGTTCAAAGTTGCGCTCCGACTGGGGTAGCGTGGCAACGTCAAAGGTTTCGTCTAAAAGCATTTTTACTTCCTTGTGATAGTAAAACTAGGGCGTCCGGGTTTGGCAGTTATTGCTGCCGCAAACGGTTTGGTAATTGACTCGTCTGTTGCTTTCCAGACGGCCATATTAATCTCAGGTTTCCAGCGGAACACCGTAGACAAATGCTCTTCACTACCCGTCTCATGGGCAATGACTAGCAACTTGTCAGCGTTGACCGTGCGATTAACCCGACCTTCAATCTTGATTGCAAATGGTGACCCAACTTGCACCACGTTTTCAGTGCCTTCAAACGTCTCAGGAAAGCTGACCTTCTTTGCAATCTGGTCCTCAATCTCACGGCGGCATTCAACGGCCACCTTCTCGGCCTCCTTATAACCAATCCAACGCTCGGCCAGTTCGTCAAGCGTAATGTCATCAAACACTCTCATGCTGCACCTCCAATTTTCTTAATGATCTCGCCAAGATCGGCGTCTTCCCACACTTCCAACTTGCCGCTGCGGTCCTTAGCAAGCCACAACCCATCGCCGTCGGTCATCAAAGCGCGGCGGGTAAAACCCTCGGCGTCTTTTTCCACGCGCAACGCCAGAACCTCGTCAAAGAAGTAGGGCAATGATTGCCCTGTCTTGTTTCCCGGCATCGAGGGCGCATACAACACGCGGCCCATCTCATCCTGAGTTTTTTCCAATTTTGCCGACATATAAACGTGCTTGCCGGGGAGATCGCGGAAGCCTCGGATAACATCTGCCATCTGTTCCTGCATCGCGCCATACGCCGCTCTGGGATCTTTGTTGATCTTCTTCTCAGCGTTAAGCACTACCTCGGCGATCTCGCTGATACTGTCCAGCGCCACCGACTGGAACTCACCTGCCTCGGCGCTGCTGGTAAGCCACTTGTAGGCCTCCTGAAGCTCCGCCATGCTCGTGATTTCAATGAATGGTAGATTGGTATCAGCGATACTCAACAAACCGCCCTCTGCGCTTAGAATCACGGGTTTTGGCAGGGTTGGGATAAGACTGGTCTTTCCCGCACCGGCTTGACCGTAAACCAAAAGCTTTACCGCTTGCGCGGTAGCTTCTTTTGTGCGTTTAAGTTGGATTGCCATCACAGACCTCCACTTAAAGCCAAGACCAAGACGATGGCAGCAGATGCGCCAACTGCGATGGACGCCAGCACAATGACCCAAGGCGGGTCTTCTTTAGGTTCAAACTTCATGGTTACTCCTTGGTTGTGGGGGCCGAGGCCCCCGGTTGGTTTACAGGTTTGCAATGCGTTCTTTAGCGGTCTTGTACGCCCAAGAAGTAGCTTCTTGTTGGCTTGCAAAAGTTTTGCTGCGTTGGGTAACGCCGAAGTCTTTGAAGTCACGACCGATCATGCGACCGTTCTGAACCCATGCCGCGAACTCGGTCCCGTTGTCGTTAAGACCAACGATGTATCCAATCTCGCGTTGCTTGGCGTCAAACTTGCCTGAACCCAACCAAACTTCTAGTGAATTGTTCCAATCGTTCATGCTACTTACCTCTGTGTTGCTGCACCGTCCGGCCATCGGTTCGTGCAGTTGTTGCTACTTTGCCCGTTTAACTTTAGAGTGTCAACAGAAAGTTTCAACCCAAGGAGAAAAAGTGACAACAGAGGAAGCGATCAAGCACTTTGGCGGGCTGAAAAAGCTTGCCGATGCGCTTGGGGTCTGGCCCCAAGTGATCTATCGGTGGGGTGAACGCCCGCCGATGGCGCGACAGTACGAGATCGAAGTTAAGACTGAGGGCAAGTTACGTGCAGACCATGAACAAGATTGACGCGGCGCTTTTGTATGCAAGTTGGGGCTGGCGAGTGTTACCAGTAGTGCCAAACGGCAAGGTTCCTGCCACCGCTCACGGGGTCAACGATGCGACGACAGACCCCGCCCAGATCCAGCGTTGGTGGGGGCAGAACCCGAATCTGAATGTCGGTATTGCTTGCGGCAGCGCCAGCGGTATCGTGGTGTTTGACATTGACCCACGCAACGGCGGCGACGCTAATTGGGAGCAATGGCTCTCTGATCACGGCCAGATCCCTGATGGCGTAATGGCGATGACCGCAGGTGGTGGGCAGCATTACGTTGCCAAGCACGTTGACGGCATCCGATCTTGCAAGCTGGCCGATGGGATAGACCTGTTAGCCGATGGCCGGTACTTCATCGTCTACCCGTCAACGATTGAGCACCGCGCCTACGAGTGGGAAGCGTCCAGCGATCCGTTAGACGGTGTTCCACCAACAGAGATACCAACCCATTGGTTGCCGCTCCTTGGGCAGCGCAAGGTTGCACCCACAACTAACGGGGATCTAATCCAAGGTAACCGCAACGATGGCCTAACGAGTCTGGCCGGGGCGATGCGCTCGTTTGGGATGACGGAAGCCGAGATCTTGGCCGCGATTAGTGTTGCAAACGAGACACGCTGCGAGATCCCATTACCATCGAGCGAGATCAAGCAGATCGCAAGATCAGTCACGAGGTACGAACCAGACGCAGACGTTGCGGCCAGTAACGCGCTCGGTTCTGCGGCCCTTGACACGCTTTTCACCCAAGAGGAGACACGCGACTACTTCCTGACCCGTGCGACGAGCTTCTTGGGCCAACCAAGCCCCGTGCCGTGGATTGTGAAGGGTTGGCTTCCCGCATACGCCACAACCATGATGTACGGCGAGTCTGGAGTGGGTAAGACTTTCGTTGCGCTCGACATGGCCTGCTGCATAGCCAGCGGGATCGACTGGCACGGCATCCGTACTAAACCTGGCATCGTGGTGTATCTGGCAGGTGAGGGTAACTACGGAATGCGCCAGCGCATTGCGAGCTGGTGCAAGCGGAACAACGTAAATAGTCTGGACAACTTGCTAATTAGCAACAAAGCCATTGACATGGATGGACCCGGCGCTGCGACTCAGGTGATTGCGGCAGTCCGGGCATTGACCTCCGAGCCAGTGGCGCTAGTTAACATCGACACCCTGAACAACCATATGTCAGGGGACGAGAACAGCGCCAAAGACTCACGCGCCATGATCAATGCCTGTAACGTGGTCTCAATGGCTCTCAGTGCCACAACCATGTTGATACATCACCTTGGGCACAGTAACGAAGCCAAACAGCGTGCGCGGGGTTCTAGCGCGTGGCGTGGGGCATTGGACGCGAGCATTCTGGTTCACGGCAAGACTCACGAGATTATCGTTAGCTGCACCAAGCAGAAAGACGCGCCAGAACCAGCAGATCTATTTGGATGTCTCAGCCCAGTAGATCTAGGTTGGCAGGATGAGGATGGGATGCCGCTGCCTGGGGCGGTGTTTGAGATGTTTCAAGAAGGCGACCTTCGTATCCCACAACCAAAGGAAGACAAGTTGGCAGAACACAAGGCCAATCTTGAGCGGGCTTGGTTCGTTGGCGGTGCGGAAATTATGGATGAGATGCCATACGTCAGCCGAGAGGCGTTTAAGACGTTTTTGCTTGAGCAAGGCATCAAAGCCAACTCGGTTGATCAGCACCTCAAGTCTTCAGCCAGACCGGGGATGATCATCAGGGATCTGACCGATGCTGAAATTATAGGCAAGCACGATAAGGGATGGCTGGTTAAAGATACAGTATTAGGTTCTAAACTCATTATAAAAGTTAGTCCGTAACAACCGTAACAAGCCGTAACATGGCGTAACATTGTTACGGCGGCAAAGGCGAGTTTACCGTAACGTAACGTAACACACCCTTTAGGGTGTTACGGTGTTACGGTACGATGCGGAGCGTTACGGTACGTGAAGGTTTCACCTTGAGGGGAAAATGTGGAAATGACGGAAAAAGGAAAATCAGTTCAAGAAAAGAAGAAGCGAGGAGGGCCGCAACCGGGATCGGGTCGACCTGAGTTTGTGCCGAGTGACAAAGATCGAGAGATGGTTGAGAAGCTGGCGAACTGGGGCGTCGCCGAGCATCACATCGCCCCGCTCATTGGCGATGGCATAAACACCACCACGCTGCGCAAGTACTTTATGACCGAGCTTGAGCGCGGCAGGGCTAAAGCTAGTGCTGGCATCGGGCAGACGCTCTATCAGAAGGCTATGGCCGGCGACGTGGCGTCGCTCATCTGGTGGACTAAGACGCAAATGCGCTGGACCGAAGCACCGCGCCAGATCGAGGTGAGCGGCAACATCTCCATCACCGACGCGCTCGCCCAGGCGCAAGCACGCTTGATCGAGGCCGAGATCGTGGAGATGGACACGCCGTTACTGACCGTAACAGAGCCTGTTACGCTTGTTACGGATGCGGTTACGCCTGTTACGGTCGAGTACGTTGGGGGTAACAATGGGGGTAACATCGCCGACCGCGGAGACGAAAATGCAATGAAATCAACGGGTTAGACCACCGATTCGATTCCCCCTACGGCTACCACATCGGGTCCGGACGGTCCGACCGAGGGTTTTCCCGTAGGACCGAGGGGGGCGGGTAGGGCCGGCGGGCGACCGGTCACGGTAACGGTGGCCCCACAAGAATTTTTTTTATTTTTTGAAAAATGCAAAAAACTCGTTATAGCGCCGAAGACGAACAGATCTTGATGACCAAGTTATGGTCGCCGGCGGTTGCGGACAACCCGGAGGCGTTTGTGTTGTTTGCGTTCCCGTGGGGTCAGGCGAACACGCCGTTGGCTAAGTTCAGCGGCCCGAGGAAGTGGCAGAGGGAGATTTTGAGGGACATTGCCAAGCACATTAAGGACAACCAAGGCCAGGTTGATATGCAGACGCTGCGCGAGGCGGTCTCGAGCGGGCGTGGTATTGGCAAGTCTGCGCTGGTGAGTTGGCTGATATTGTGGATGCTGACCACTAGGATTGGTTCTACGGTGATTGTTAGTGCGAACAGCGAGAGCCAGCTGCGCTCGGTGACCTGGGGTGAGTTGACCAAGTGGCAAGCGATGATTATCAACAGCTACTGGTGGGAGATTAGTGCGACCAAGATCGTGCCGGCGGCGTGGTTGACGGAGCTGGTTGAGCGGGATTTGAAGAAAGGTACGCGCTACTGGGCAGCAGAGGGCAAGTTGTGGTCAGAGGAAAACCCGGATGCGTATGCCGGGGTGCACAATCACGACGGAATGATGTTGATCTTTGACGAGGCAAGCGGGATACCGGACCCGATATGGGCGGTGGGTGCGGGGTTCTTTACTGAGAATATTTTAGACAGGTATTGGTTTGCGTTTAGTAACCCAAGGAGAAACAGTGGGTATTTCTTTGAGACATTTCATGGCAAGCGGGATTTTTGGAAGGGCCGGCAGATTGATGCCAGGGAGGTTGAGGGGACGGACAAGAATACTTATGAGCAGATCATCGCCGAGTATGGGGAGGATTCACCTCAAGCGCGGGTGGAGGTGTACGGAGAGTTTCCGGCTAGTGGGGATGACCAATTTATTGGGCCAAGTTTGGTCGACGATGCGATGGAGCGAGAAAAATATAAGGATCAGACCGCGCCGATTGTTATTGGGGTTGATCCGGCGCGAGGAGGTTTGGATTCAACGGTGATTGTGGTGAGGCAGGGACGCGACATTGTTGCGATTAAGCGGTTTAGGGGCGACGATACGATGACCACCGTTGGGAATGTTATTGACGCGATTGAGGAGTACAAGCCCACGCTGACGGTCATTGACGAGGGTGGTTTGGGGTATGGAATACTTGACCGATTGGTTGAACAGAGGTATAAGGTGCGAGGGGTCAATTTTGGCTGGAAGGCTAAAAACCCGGTGATGTGGGGTAATAAGCGGGCTGAGATGTGGGGTGCGATGCGGGACTGGTTAAGGTCTGCGAGCATTCCAAAGGATCGGCAGTTAAAGGCCGATCTGGTTGGCCCGATGAAAAAGCCCAACTCGGCGGGTACGATCTTTCTGGAAGGCAAGAAAGAAATGAAGTCTAGAGGATTGGCATCACCTGACGCAGCCGACGCGCTGGCGGTGACCTTTGCTTACCCTGTAGCGCATCGAGAATACAAAGAGCCACCTAAAACCTTAAGGTCTAGTGGGTCTACAATGTCTGGATCTTGGATGGGTGCGTAAACAATGCTTAAAAAATCTGCTTCCCCCAAAGCGTTCAAAGAAAACATCAAGACTGAAGTTAAAGCCGGTAAGCCGGTCAAACAAGCAGTTGCAATTGCATACGCAACCAAACGAGCGGCGGCAAAGAAATGAGTAAGAAGCCTGGGCTATACGCCAATATTCATGCCAAACAGGAACGTATCAAAGCTGGTTCTGGCGAGAAGATGAACAAGGTTGGCAGTAAAGCTGCGCCAACCGCTAAAGACTTTAAAGAGTCTGCAAAGACGGCGAAGAAAAAGTGAAGAAAGGCGTATCGTTATCGGTTGGGCGTGGTGAGAAGTTGCCGGTTAGCAAGGGCGCTGGCCTGACCGAGAAGGGGCGTGAGAAGTACAATCGTGAGACTGGTAGTAATTTGAAAGCACCAGCGCCAAACCCCAAGACGGAAGCCGATAAGGGTAGGAAGTCTAGCTTTTGCGCTAGAATGGAAGGGGTTGTAGCCCACGCCAAAGGCGATGCAGAGCGGGCTAAGGCGTCACTTAAACGCTGGAAGTGTTGATGGCTGACTACACTGGTATTAACGCTGTTGGCAACGTCGCGCTGGGTGGTAAGCCACTTAAGAGCGATTCGGATGTGCTGTCAACGGCGCGGGATCGCCTGTCGATGGCTATCTCGGCGTACTCGGAAAGTCGAGAGGATGAGCTAGACGACCTGCGTTTCTACGCAGGTAGCCCTGATAACCAGTGGCAATGGCCCGCCGATGTGTTGGCGACTCGTGGTGCGGTGCAGGGACAGACGATTAATGCGCGGCCATGCCTGACGATTAACAAACTACCGCAGCACGTACATCAGATTACTAATGATCAGCGCCAGAACCGGCCTAGCGTCAAGGTCATTCCGGTAGATGACAACGCGGACGTTGAGGTCGCCGAGATTTTCAACGGCATGATTCGGCATATCGAGTACATCTCGGATGCCGATGTGGCCTACGACACTGCTTGTGAGAACCAGGTTGCGTATGGCGAGGGTTATATTCGGATTCTGACCGAGTATTGCGACGACGATACTTTTGACCAAGACATCAAGATTGCGCGGGTTCGCAATAGCTTCTCGGTCTACATGGATCCGCTGATTCAGGACCCCTGCGGCAGTGATGCCGAGTGGTGTTTTATAACGGAAGATTTGTCTAAAGCCGAATACGCACGGCTGTTCCCTAACGCATCGCCCTTGTCTACGCTTGAGACGTTGGGTGTAGGGGATCAGAACCTGAGTCAGTGGCTAAATACAGACACAATCCGGATTGCTGAGTATTTTTATTGCGAATACGACACGCAGACGTTGAATTTGTACCCCGGCAACGTGACTGCATTCCAAGGAACGCCGGAAGACAAAGAGTTGCGGGCGGTTTACGGTAAGCCGAAGAAGTCACGCCAAGCGGATCGCAAGAAGATTTGCTGGACAAAGATTAACGGCTACGAAATCCTTGAAAAGCAAGAATGGGCCGGTAGTTGTATCCCTGTTGTGCGGGTGATTGGTAACGAATACGAGGTTGAGGGTCGCATTTATATCAGTGGGCTAGTGCGTAACGCAAAAGATGCCCAACGGATGTACAACTATTGGACTAGCCAAGAGGCAGAGATGCTTGCGCTGGCTCCAAAGGCACCATTTATCGGTTATGGCGGCCAGTTTGAGGGGTATGAAACCCAGTGGAAGACCGCTAACACAAATAACTGGCCGTATTTGGAGGTCAACCCGGATGTAACGGACGGTCAGGGCGCAATATTGCCGCTGCCCCAACGGGCGCAGCCGCCAATGGCGTCATCTGGGTTGTTGCAAGCCAAAGTTGGTGCTTCGGAAGACATTAAGTCTGCAACGGGGCAGTACAACGCCTCTTTGGGGATGACATCTAACGAGCGTTCCGGCAGGGCAATCCTTGCTCGCCAGCGTGAGGGTGACGTTGGCACTTACCATTACCAAGACAACCTAGCACGGGCTGTACGGTACGTTGGTCGGCAGTTGGTGGACATGATCCCCAAGATTTACGACACGCAGCGCATCGCCCGCATTATTGGGATTGATGGCGAGACGAAGATGGTCAAGATTGACCCGACTCAGGCCGAGCCGGTGCGCAAGATCCAGAACCAAGAAGGGATTGTGATTGACAAGATCTACAACCCGTCTGTTGGCAAGTACGACGTAGTGGTTGCGACTGGTCCGGGGTATGCCACCAAGCGCCAAGAGGCACTTGAGGCAATGGCGCAGCTACTGCAAGGTAATCCACAGCTTTGGACCGTGGCTGGCGACTTGTTTGTTAAAAACATGGATTGGCCTGGTGCTCAAGAAATGGCAAAGCGGTTTGCCAAGACGATTGATCCTAAGCTCATGGGTGATGCCGAGGATAATCCAGAGTTGCAAGCTGCTAACCAGCAGATGCAGGCTATGGCGGCAGAGTTGGATCAAATGCACCAGATGTTGCAAAATGTCGGCAAGTCGATGGAAGCGCAGGACATGGAGCGCAAAGACTTTGAGGCGCAGATTAAGGCGTATCAGGCTGAGACGCAGCGCATTAGTGCTGTTCAGGCGGGTATGACCGAAGAGCAAATCCAAGACATTGCGATGGGCGTAGTCGCTGCGGCTATGGAGTCGCAGAACCTTATGAATCAAATGCCAGAGATGCGTGAGGAATCCATGCCGATGGAAATGATGCCTTCTGAAGGGATGATGCAATGAAGTGCGCGGATTTTGTAGGGCTTCTGTTCTTGGCGCGAGATGTAGCGCATAGTGTACATCTCAACACGCGCAGCTACAGCAAGCACAAGGCGCTTGGTCATTTTTATGAACTAATTGTTGAAGCGGCAGATGATTTTGCCGAAGCGTACCAGGGTCGGCACGGGCTGATTGGGCCAATTACGCTGATGACAGCCAAAAAAACGACTAATATTGTTGAATTCTTGGAAGAGCAGTTGAAAGAAATTGAGGCTTGCAGGTACGAAATTGTTGACAAGACGGATATGTCTTTGCAGCAATTGATTGATAACATTATAGAAATTTATCTGCGTGCTTTGTACCGTCTAAGGTTCTTAGCATGACAATTTCGGTAAACCACACTACGCCAGCAGACGGGTCGTTTAGCGCCAGCGGCGCGACTGCGTGGAACGCCACACACTCGTTTACTGGTGTTTTAGACGTAGTAAACGGCGGCACCGGAACGGCAGCGCCTTCGTTGGTTGCCGGCACGAACGTCACTATTACTGGAACTTGGCCTAATCAGACGATCAATTCTTCTGGCGGTGGTGGTGGTGGCGGTCCCATTCTTGAGTCTCAGATTGTTATCAGTCAGAACTACACGCTCACCAACAACACAAACGGGTTTAGTGTTAGCCCAGTAACAGTTGCCGCAGGATATGCAGTCACTGTCCCGACTGGTCAAGTTTGGGCAATTTGGAATACCTAAATGAGTGCAATTAAACTTCAAGGCAATGCAAGCGGGGCTGGCACCCAGACTTTACAGGCTGCGGCAACTGCTGGAACGCCAGTGGTCACTTTACCGGACACAACCGGAACGCTAATTGTTACTGGTGGGGATTTTGGAACCCCTTCGGCTATTGTGTTGACAAACGGCACGGGATTGCCTGTTTCCACGGGTGTTTCTGGTCTAGGCACTGGGGTCGCTACGTTCTTAGGTACGCCATCAAGCGCCAATCTGATTTCAGCGATGACCGATGAGACAGGCTCTGGGCTAGTGGTTTTTAACAATACGCCAGCACTGACCAATCCAACGGTAACCAACTACGTTGAGACGCTGTTTTCTGCAAACACAAGTACAGCAATCACGGTAAGTTTGGCCAATGGTACGGTTCAGAACCTAACGTTAACGGGTAATGCTACGATTACAATGCCAACTGCGGTGGCTGGTAAGTCGTTTATTATTATTTTGTCTCAAGACGGGACTGGAAGCCGCACGGTTACTTGGTCTACGGTATCTTGGCCGGCAGCGACTGCGCCGACGATTACGACTACGGCGAGCAAAAAGGATATTTATTCTTTCTTCTCTGACGGTACTAGCTGGTACGGCACAACAATCGGACAAAATTACACATAATGTTTGCTGCATCTAAATCAGGGCGGGCTGCTGCTGCTGCTGCTGCAACAGATCCGTTATTTCCTTATGTCCCGTTGCTGTTAAATACAACCAGCACCAACGGGCAGCAGAACAATACGTTCTTAGATTCCAGCACCAATAACTTCACCATCACCCGCAACGGCACCCCAACGCAGGGTTCTGTGACTCCGTACTGGCCGGATGGGCAGTGGAGTAATTATTTAGGAGGTACTGGAAATTGGTTGACGGCCCCTAGTAATGCAGCGTTTGATTTTGGAACCGGCGATTTTACAATTGAAACTTGGGTTTATTTTGCAGCATATACTTCTGCGTATCAATTTTTAATTTCAAGAAGAGCGTCTGGGGCTGTTTACGGTCCTTTCGCTATGGGGTTGACCAATTCAAACACTCCTTATTTTGCTTGTTCCAGCAACGGAAGTTCGTGGATATTTCAAATAACTGGTTCGGCAGGATTGGCATTAAATTCTTGGATACATTTTGCTGGAGTTAGGAGTGGAAGCACATTCACTTTGTATGTAAATGGAGTTTCTGTTGGTACGGCCACTTCTTCTGCTTCGTTAGTAGCTAGCTCCAGTTCATTAGGAATAGGCGCGCACGCTAACGGAGATGAAATTCTAAACGGTTATTTATCTAATACTCGTATTGTCAAAGGGACCGCAGTTTATACAGGCGCATTTACGCCACCAACAACCCCGCTCACCGCAATCACTAATACTTCGCTGCTAACCTGCCAAAGCAACAGGTTCAAAGACAACAGCACCAACAATTTCACCATCACGGCCAACGGAACTCCCAAGGTCCAAGCATTCCAGCCATTCTCACCGGCTGCTTCGTACACCACTGCGGCGTATGGGGGGAGTGGATATTTTGCTGGAACCGGCAATTGGTTAACTGCGCCTAGTAACGCCGCATTTGATTTTGGCTCTGGCGATTTTACAATTGAAGCGTGGGGATACACTACCGCTTCAAGCGGGTATGGATTTTTAATTTCAAGACGAGCGTCTGATGCAACTTTTGGTCCGTTTACTTTAGGCTTGGCACCAGGAAACATTCCTTACTTTGCTTGTTCAAGCAGCGGAAGCGCATGGATATTTCAAATAAATGGCTCGGCGCTGCCATTGAATTCATGGTTTCATTTGGCTGGAGTTAGAAGCGGGTCAACATTTACTCTGTACGCAAATGGTGTTTCTGTTGGAACAGCATCTTCGTCGTCGTCTTTGATGGCTAGTAGCGTTGCAGTTGGAATTGGCGCACAAGTTAATGGTGACGCTACTTTTACTGGAAACATTTCAAACGCTCGCATCGTTAAAGGAACGGCAGTCTATACCTCAGCCTTCACGCCACCCACCTCGCCGGTAACGGCAATCACTAACACCAGCCTACTGACCAACTTCACCAACGCGGGAATC